GTTATCGAAGCATCAAGGGTTCAAAGGGTAATGAAAATTTAACAGAAAAAGATTTTTTAAACAGAAAATATGATCAAAATCAAATTAATGATATGCAAGAACAATTTGAAAATTACATAGATGTAGAAAGAGACAGGCTTTACTTACAGATTGTAGGCAGAAAAGTTTTGGAAGAGCTTGCTCAAAATCCAAGATATAAACCTTATCTACAAAATCTTCTTGATCCTGAGGAACTGGATGAATTAATTGTTCGGGGAAATAAAACTCATGATCAACCTATGTTTGTAACAAGGGTAAAAGGAAAAGATCGATTAAAAAAAACAGGTCGTTTTGTGAACACAGGAACAGAGCCTGAATTTTTAAATGCACACTTTCAACCTTATAACAGATTGCAGGTAGACCTTGATCCTACAACAGCAAAAATTGCTGATGTTATGACAGAAAAAGGTTTAAGAGAAAAATTAGAAAATATGCCTGTAAATGTTATTAAGCCTATAAAAGTAAAAGGTAAATACAAAACTCCAACAAGTAGGACAAATTTTATCAGTGAGGGTATATTAGAAATTTTGAAAGACAGAGGAGTAAATATTGATCCGTCTAAATATGACAATCAATATGAGTTAATTGAGGCAGTACATGATGGCATACAAAAAATTTACAAAGATAGATTAATTAGAACTGTTGTTCCTACATTAGAAGGAGCAAAAAGAACAGACTACATCTTTGGTGTTGAGAACCCAAAAGAATTTACAATGGATCAAAAAATTGAAAATCATATTGAAAGAATAGTTGAAACTATTGAGAACGCTATATTAAATAATATTTCCCCAGAAGAATTAAGAACTGGAAAGGGTTACATGAAACTAAAAAGAGGCGGACCTGTCCGTATGGCCATGGGCGGTGATCCTTTAGCCAATATGAATCAACAACAGTTCACACCCGATCCTGCCTTTGAAGGAGAAGATTATTTTCAAGAAGCTGTCGAGTCAGGAAACTTATACGCTTTTAATCCAGGCAAAATATTTAAATTATTTTCCAAAACAGATGCGGTGTATACTCCGAAGAAATTACCCGATCCTGTTGGACAACAACAAGCAGCACCTCCGGGCACGACATTACCAACAACACAAGTGGTGCAACCAGAAGATTTTGCGTTTCAATCATTTACTTTAAATAAAATTAATGATCCTCAAGCTCCGAAAGCGGGCACACCTGAAGCATGGAGACAGTTTCTTTATGGCGGGGGTCAAGGCGGAAAAGTTCCTGAAGCCGAGATGTTGGATACAGGACTCGAACAATACTTAGATGATTATGCAAGATATTATCCCGATCAAAAAATTACCAAAGAACAACTCAATAATTATTATGAAATGTCTCCGATTGGTAATATTGAAATAAAAGTGAAGTCATCTCGTAGTGCTGATTTTGCTCCACACAGTCCTTCGGCTCAAGATCCTGCTTACAAAGGGTATGTAGGAGGTGCAAGACACAAAGAAGCGGGTAGTCAACCTTTAGATAGAGTTGGTACTGATTATCGAGAAATCGTCGTTAAAGCAGGAGCTTTACCGGGTGATAAAAAACCTTTTGTGTCAAGTGGTCATTATGAAGAAGAAAACGTTTTAGGATTTACTCGTGTTGCTGATTATCTCCAACCTAATGGTGGTAAGGTATCGGTTATTCAAGAAATGCAAACAGATATGTTAACCAAAGTTCGAAAAGAACAAGAACGATTAAATGCTTTATTAAAACGTATCGAAAATATTAAAGCTAATGCAGCCAGAGAAATACAAAGTGGAGATCCTTATCGAGAGGCGGGTGGAAATCGAGCCTTAGAAGCACTCAATGCTAAAGTTCCTCCTGCTGTTGAAGAGGCATTAAGAAAACATAGTGATTTGATTAAACCTTTCCCGAATGAAGCGGCACGATCAAGTATTCCTGATTATCAAAAACAAATGATGGACTTACAAAAAAATATTGATGAGGTTTTAGCTTCGGATCTTCAACAAAGTAAACCCGAGACTCCTTTTAGAATTCAAGATATTTCTCAACAGCAACAAAAAGTTTTAGATAGTCTTTTGGATTTAAATCGCTCGAGCGAATTAGAGGAAATGTTGAAAAATGTTAAAGTGCCAGGAACTAAAGAGACTGAACAATTACTTCAATACGCAACTGATCCCAATGTTCGAGACATAGAGACAGGTGATCGATATATGAGTTTAAAAAACTTAGAATTATTTCCACCGATTCCTTTTAACAAACAAGCGGACTATGTCGACTTATTACTCAAGTCTACAATTAAAGATGCTCAAGCAAGAGGAATTAATAAAGTAGCTATTTATCCACCTGACTTAGTTAATCAACGTTGGGGGAAAAGTCCTGACAGTGATGCAGGTAAAAAGTTTAGAGATTTATATGGCAAAGTAGCCATTCAGCAAATGAAAAATATTGCCAAGAAATATGGTGGTGATGCAAAAGTAGAAACTGTCTTAAACCCTGACGCTTCTGATCGAGGATTAACTTACTATAAAACAAATGTGGATGGTGAATATGAGTTCATGAAACAAGATCAATTAGCTCAAGGTTTAGAGCCTGAAGAAGCACAATTATTTATCAATGAACAGTTAAAAAGAAATGCAAATAGTTTAGGAGCTAATCAAGTAATTTATTCAAAAGAGATAGCACCAGGACAAACCATGGATTATTACGTCCAACCAAAGACTGTAACGGAAACAACGGATACAGGCAGAACTGTTGATTTTGAAGATTTTGAACTTGTACCTTTAGGCCCTGGAGATGATCGAAATGCTGCTCAAGTTTTAATTGAAGAATATAACCCTCAAGAAGTACAAATGTTTACAATCACCCTAGATTCTGATAAAGCCAAAGAACCGATGTTTATGTTTAAGAAAAAATCTGGTGGAAGTATTGATAAAGATAGTTTAGTTTCTATAACAGATATATTTGGCGAATATGGTAGATAAATACGATAGCATACAGGACACTCCTTACTTAGCACGTGAACCCAATCCAGAAGCGGGAGGACGTGCAGAAGATGATGTTCAAGTAGAAGAGGTTGGCACCACTGTTGACCTTGAAATAAATGGCGAACCCAATGTAGAAATTATTGAAGATGGTTCTGCAATTGTTGGTGAAGAAGAAATACCTACCGCTTCAGGTTTTAATGCAAACTTAGCAGAAATTTTAGACGAAGGTTATTTAGGTTCTCTCTCTAATGAGTTAATGGAGAAAGTAGAAAATGATCGTGACTCAAGAGAAGATTGGGAACAGTCTTACACCAAAGGTTTAGACTTATTAGGTTTTAAATATGAAGAACGCACAAGACCTTTTAGAGGTGCTGCAAGTGTTCATCATCCTGTTTTAGCTCAAGCGGTTACACAGTTTCAAGCCATGGCTTATGTTGAACTTTTACCGAGTGATGGTCCTGTTCGAACACAAGTTGTTGGTGCTGTGAATGAACAATTACAACAGGCAGCCGAACGTGTGAAAGAATACATGAACTATGAGATTACCCATGTCATGGAAGACTACAATCCAGAGATGGACCAATTGTTGTTTCAATTACCTCTTTCCGGTAGTGCTTTTAAAAAAGTTTACTTTGATGAAAATCTACAAAGAGCAACTTCTAAATTTATTCCTGCCGAAGATGTTGTTGTACCGTATGGTGCGTCTGATTTAGATAGTTGTGATCGCATCACACAAATTGTGAAGATGTCAATGAATGACCTTCGCAAAAAACAAGTTTCAGGATTCTATCGAGATATTCCTTTAAAACCTTACGATGGTGATGGTCAAGATGATATTCAAGAAAAAATAGATCGTATTGACGGAACGAATCCAACTAATTATCGAATGGACGACATGGCTGAGCTATTCGAAATGCATGTGGATTTAGACCTAGAAGGTTTTGAAGATATTAATCCTAGAAATGGTGAGCCTAGTGGAATTAAATTACCTTACGTTGTAACAATCGACAAAGGGTCAAATAAAGTTTTATCTATTTATCGAAATTATAATGAAAGTGATCCTTTAAAAAGAAAGAATGATTATTTTGTTCATTACAAATTTTTACCTGGTCTAGGTTTTTATGGCTTTGGTTTAATTCATATGATTGGTGGTTTAACAAGAACCGCTACTTCTGCTTTACGTCAACTTTTAGATGCGGGTACTTTATCTAATTTACCGGCTGGTTTTAAATCACGAGGATTTAGAATTCGTGATGAAGCTCAACCATTACAACCTGGCGAGTTTAGAGATGTCGATGCACCGAATGGAGTTATTCGTGAAGCATTAATGCCATTACCTTACAAAGGACCTGATGCTGTTCTCATGCAACTTTTAGGTTTCTGTGTAGATGCTGCAAAACAATTTGCAACTGTGGCTGATATGCAATTATCTGAAATAGGTAGTTCACAAACTCCTGTTGGTACAACCATGGCTTTAATGGAGCGTGGCACCAAAGTGATGTCTGCTGTTCACAAAAGATTACACTACGCACAGAAAAAAGAATTTGAATTACTAGCTAAGATTTTCAAGATGGCGTTGCCACCTGTTTATCCTTTCAATGTTCAAGGTGGACCAAGACAAATCAAAGCAATGGACTTTGATGATAACATTGACATTCTACCTGTATCCGATCCAAACATTTTCTCTATGTCACAAAGAGTGACACTAGCACAAAATCAATTACAACTTGCTCAAAGCAATCCTCAAATGCACAATTTAAGAGAAGCTTATCGAAGAATGTATATTGCTTTAGGTGTTAAAGACATTGAACAGATATTACCTCTTCCACAACCACCTCAACCACAAGATCCAGCGATGGAACATAGTGTTGTTTTACGAGGAGCACCTTTACAAGCATTCCCACAACAGAATCATGAACTGCATATTAAAGCACATAGAACTTTTATGACCTCTGCTTTAGTCAAAGCTAACCCTATGGCAGTGATGAATCTAGTTTCTCACATCAATCAGCACGTATCTTTACTTGCTACACAAACTGTTGATCAAGCAATGGTAGAAGAAGCAGAAAAATTACGTCAACAATATGGTGATCAGGTACCACCACAAGCTTTACAAGCATTACAAATGCAAAGAGCCACAGCTATTGATAATGAAATTGTTAAAATTACCGAACAAATGGTGATTGAAGAGCAAGAATCAATGCAAGATCAAAATATGGACCCTCTTGTAATGCTCAAACAACAAGAATTAGCACTAAGACAAGCTGAACAAGAGACTGCGGCACAGTTTAAAAGTCTAAATCAAGATTTAAAAGAAGCTCAATTTGGTTATAAACAGACTTTTGATTCACAAAAACTACAAAAAGATTATGATTTAGCTGAATTAAGAGCCAATGTGGCTCGGGAGAGAAATAATGCCTCTAACCAAGAAGGGTAAAAAGATAAAAAAGTCTATGTCCAAGACTTATGGAGCCAAAAAAGGCGAAAAAGTGTTTTATGCAAGCATTAATAAAGGAAAAATTAAAGGAGCAGAGAAAAAATAATGTTATCTAAGCTTCTAGGTGGATCTTTAGTTGATACTGTAGGAAAAGTAATTGATTCTGTGCATACTTCTGAGGAAGAAAAGGGTCAAATTAGAATAAAACTTCAAGAATTAGAAAATGAAATTAATTCTAAGCAAATGGATATTAATTTAGCCGATGCTCAGTCTACTGCTACAGGTATTGGTGGTATTATGCAACGATCTTGGAGACCTTTAATTGGTATGAGTTGTGCTTTAGCCATATTTTGGGAATATGTAGCCAAACAGTTTATTATGTTTATTCTTGCTGCCTTCAGTATAGAACATGATCCTTTACCTGCATTAGATATGGGTGTCTTAATGCCTTTAGTCATGGCTCTTTTAGGTATGGCGGGCATAAGATCGTTTGAAAAAGTTAAGAAACTTACAAAATAATGTGTCAAGGATGCGATTGTGCTGACGACTGTCCTAACAAAAGTAAAATGTTAGATCGTTGTCGTAAATGCGATTGTATTTGTCATGCAAATCAAACTTGTATGTGTGAGTGTGTGATTTGCGAATGTGTGGAGTGTTTAAATGCAAAAGAAACCAAAGAGACTGACGAAAACAATCCCTCCTAAAAAAGGACCTGTTTCACAAGGCTTGAAAAATACTTATAAAAAGATACAAATAATTAAGATAACCAAATAAGGACTTAATTATGAAACACACCTATTTTAAAAT